ATTTTAACTATAATAGAATCTACATAATCTGTATCTGTAGTGTATTTTTTATATTTTTTTACTGGCATAATTGTTCCTCGTGGTATTAATATATCCATTATACCACCACTTGTTTCTACACCAATTGAAAGAGATGTTCTATCAATTAATAATAATTTATCTTCAAGATTATCTTTATTATTTATCATATGTCCGTGAATAGCTGCTCCAATTGATACTACACTATCTGGATCTATAGAACAATTGACATCCTTATTAAAAAATCTTTCAACATTATATCTTATAATTGGAATACGGGTCATACCACCAACCATAATAATTTCATCAATCTCAGATTTTTCAATATTACATATATCTAATATATCATTAAGTGGTTTAATTGAAAAATTAATTAAATCTTGACATATCTCATTAAATTTCTCTCTAGTTATTTCTACTAATAAATCCTCTTTATTATAAAAATTATTTATCTTAATTTTTGCTAATAAATTATCTGTTAAAGTTATTTTAGCCTGTTCCGCTAAAAATTTTAATTTTTGTAAGTTTTCTTCTTTTATATTATTCATAAAATTATCTAATATGTTTTCCTTTTCTTCTTCTTTTATAAATAATTTAGTATCTATAAATTTTTTAATACAGTATTCCATTAAAACTCTATCAAAATCTGAACCTCCTAAATTAGAATTACCACAAGAACCTAACACTTCAAATACCCCTTCTGATATATTTAATAGACTTATATCTAGAGTTCCACCACCAAAATCATATACTAGTACATTAGTACTTTTTGACATATTCTTTCCTAAACCATAACATAAAGCAGCTGCGGTTGGTTCATTAATCAATCTTAGCACGTTAAGATTGGCTATTTCAGCACATTTTTTAATTATTTCTCTTTGATTTTTATTAAAATAAGCAGGAACAGATATAACAGCATCTTTAATATTAATTTCACTTTCAAATTTATTAGATAAATATAACTCAGATTTATGTTTAAAAGACATAAATAATTGTGTTGCTATTTCTTCAGGATAGAAGAAACTATTATCAGCTTCATTATAAATTTTTACATAATCATTTTCATCGGATACTATATTATAAGCTAACATTTCTAACATTTCTTTATTTAATTCACTAAACTTTTTACCTAATAATTTTTTTATTTCATAAACAAGAAAAATAGATTTATTTTCAGTATTATTAATATTTGTTTTTTCAAATATATTTTTCCTCATATAGGCTTCTTTTCCAATAATCTTTTTTTTATCATTAATTTCAATAACTGATGCTATAGTATTTGAACCGTCAATATCAGGAATTATAATATTTTTATTATTATGCCAAACAGATAAACATGAATTAGTAGTGCCAAAATCTATACCTAAACATAAATTTAAATTAACCATTATTGATTATTAATAGCATATATTTTTAAACTATTTTTAAACAATTTTTAATTTTATTTATTTAAATTTAAACTAGAAAAATATATAAAAGAATATTAAATTAAATGACTGGAGGATTAATACAAATAGTTAGTTTTGGTAATCAAGATATAATGTTAAATGGTAATCCTGAAATAACCTTTTTTACTACTATATACAGAAGATATACTAATTTTGGTAAGAATTTTATACTAACAAGTTTTGATAATGAAGTTGGATTTAATAGAACTTCTACTCAAATTATATTACATAATGGAGATTTATTAAGTAAGATAATATTAAGAATAAAACTTCCTAATTTTAATCTTAGAGATTTTATAACATTAGTTGAAACAGAATTAAATTTTGAAAATAAAAGTAATAAACAAGATGATATATTACTTCTAATTAGTTATTCAGAATATATAGTTAAATTTCTAAACAAATTAAGATATTACACCAATTTATTTTTCTCAGAAAATTATCCAAAAACATACATAACTTATATTAAGGATTATAACAATATAATTATAGATAATTTTACTACTGATGAATTTAATTACTATTTTACAATAATTAATTACATTTATTCAAACGGCGATAAAAATAATAATTTCTTTAAAAATAATGTAAATTATTATAAGAATGCATCAATGTATACGATTATAGATGGTGAATTAATATTTTTATATGCTGATTATAACTATACACAATTAAGTTTTGAAGGTTTTAAATTTACAGTTAATGATAATTTAAATACACTTGAAAAAGTGAATATTCAAGTATATAATTTAATTAAAAATTATGTTAATATAAATTATAGTATAAAAGGTGCTTGGGTTGATAAGATAGCAATTTATCTTTTTGAAAGTATTGAAATTTATATTGGTAGTAATTTAATAACTAGACTAAGTGATAATTATAATAATATATATGGTGAACTAGCTTATCAAAATAAAGATGTTTATAATGAATTAATAGGGAATATAGATTCTTTAATTATTCCTTCTATTGAAAATAAATTAAATATAGTACTATATCTACCTCTTCCATTTTGGTTTAGTAGTAGTTATGGTTTATCTTTTCCATTAGTATCTTTACAATATAATGATTTACAATTAAAGATTAAAACAAAAAAATTATCTCAATTATTTTATTTAAAAATAGACGGTACAATAAATCAAAATTTAAATACTAGGATTATAGAAAAATTTTTAGAGGAACAAGAAAATATATTTACAAATAATTTAGAAATAACAACACTACTTGAATATATTTATTTAGATGCTATAGAAAGGAAAAAATTTGCTCAAACAGGACATGAATATTTAATAACTCAACAACAATATGTTTCTTATAAAGATGTAGTTCAAAATACTTCATCTTTTGAAATAAATTTTTTTCATTGTTGTAAAGATTTATACTGGTTTTTAACAACTAATTATAATTATTTTGATATTATTAATAAAAAAATGTATGATAAATATTATCTTAATTTACCTCTAATTTATTCTAATAATAATAATTATATTAATTATCTTAATTTACTTTATAATGATTTTACTAAATTTGATTTAGTTAATTATTTTAATGTTATAACTAATATTAATAATCAAATTGAAAATAATATTTTTGATTTTGATATTATTAATAAAGATTTATCTGTTCTCTTTTATAAAAATAAATCATTATATAATCCGATTAATTATTCTATATTAAGATTAAATGGTGTATCATTAGCATCATATACATCTGAATATTTTAATTATGTTCAACCATATAGTTATTATAATTGTAATCCATCTTTAGGAGTAAATGTATATTCATTTTCATTAAATCCATTAGAAGTTCAACCTTCTGGATCTTGTAATTTTAGTAGAATCCCTAAAATATCTTTAGAAATAAATTTATTAAAAAATATAAATGATTTTATTATTAATAATGAATTAAATTTAGAAATTATAGGAACTAATTATAATATTTTGCGAATAATTGGAGGTATAGCAGGTTTAGCTTATACTTATTGATTTTATATTTTTTATATATTTTAGTATAAATATATAATTATTTTAATAATTAATTATAATTAAAAATAAATGCCAAGTGGTTTTATTCAATTATTATCAGTTGGATCAGAATATGAATATTTAAATAAAGATCCTCATATATCCTTTTTCAACTCTATTTATAGAAGATATTCTAATTTTTATATGACAACCGTACAATTATATAATAAAGAATTTAATAATACAAAAGATATTAATAATTTAAATAATTATCAAACATTTTCAATACCTCCAAGTGGTGATTTATTAACTAATACTCTTATTAAATTAAGTTATAGTAATAAAAATTATTTAGAGATATTTAAAACTTATGTAGACCAAATTGATACAAAAACCTATGATATATTATCATTTTATGATAATTATAATATATTAAAATACAAATATAGTAAGTCAGAAATAAATAATTTTGAAATTATTAAAATTAATTATGTTTATGATAATAATGATAATTACTATAATTATCTAACAATATGGACAGCAAACACTCTTAAAAATAAAGAAACAATTCTAAATCTGATTAAATTTAATAATAAGATTGATATTCAAACAGATCCAACTAAAAATTATTATAACATGTATTTAGAATATTTGTATTATAGTTTTATTTATTACATAAACACAGATAACTTGAGTAATAATCAGCTATTGTTTAATATAATAGATTGTATTAATTATGATATGATTGATTATATAAGATTGGATTTGAATGACATAGTATCATATAAATTATATACTCAAAATAAGCTAATTTATAAAGATTTTTATAATTTAGTTAGTGCTACTAATTATTCAAATAATATTAAAACCGAAATTAAAATTTTTGAATCAAATATATATTATAAGATTAAAGCAGAAGATATAAGTATTTATAATAATTTTATAAATAAGATTATAAAAGATGTATCTAAATTTCTAGATATTGAAATTATAACGGATAAAAAAACAAGTAAAAATATGGTTATTTCTTACGATGAATATATTAAAAGTTTTAAAACAAGTAAAATAAATACAAATAATATAATATATTTACCAATAATACCATCAAATACTCGTTTAATCATAACATATTATCCTAAAAATATATACTTTGGAAATACTGATAATTATGATTATAATGAATCATTAATATTAATTGAAAAAAATCATATTAAAATATCAAATTATAATTTGATAAATAATTTTAGTTTAATTACTTATATTAGAATATTTTTAAAAATAGGTTGTATTACTGAAATTGATATTTTAAGATTTTTAACTAATGTAAAAGATACTAATTTTTTATATAATCTTGAAAATTATTATTCAAATAATAATAATAATATTTTATTCTTTAAAAATATCCTTGATATACTTGTTAATAAAGATGTATTAATATTTAATAATTCATCATATAGGTCACTAATTTTTCTTTATGAAAATTATGTTTATCAAACTAGTAAAATGAATTCTTTTTTATATCAAAAAAAAATATCAAAAATACAAAATATTATTACACTTAAAAATTTGTATACAAATATATTAGCT